GTTAATTATTTTTATTTTTTTTCCTTATCCTTAAAATACTTATCCCAAATTTTAGGCGGTTTAAATTCTGTATCGTTTGAATTTACTATTGTGGCTTGTTGTTCTGTGAGAAGATAACAAGGCTTTAAAAGTTTCTTTTTAGTCCACAAGGTTGTATCAGGACAATACATATCTACTGTTTCGTTTAACTTTAAATTATTAAGCCAATACATATAATTTGCCTTTGGATCGTTTACGAAATAGATAGCGACCTTTCCAGTAGAAATCAATTTGTCGTATTTAAACTTCTCCAATAATTTAGTATCGTAATGTTTATTCCTAAATTTCATTTCAATAACGCACTCGTGTCCTTTTGGCGTTAAACCCTCTGCATCCCAAGAATCGTAGCCCTCTCCTGTCCATTCTAAACTCCAACCATCTAGGTTAAGGATAGCTATTGTAGCTTTTTCAAGCTGGTGTATTTTACTAACCATAAATTCTATCTATATCCGCTATCCACATTTTATATAACTTACCGTTACAACTGCAAGGCTCTGTATATTTATGATCGTAATAATTAGCGTGTAATTTGCAAAGTATTTTTTTATACTCATAAGGAAGCGATTGATTGACATTTGCTTTGAAGTCAATCCATAAGTCTTTGTCCTCCTCTGTCATAACTTTTTTCACCATAACTCAATATCGTTATATTTATCTTGCCTTTCATCACATCCGCAACGATCACCCCATATTTTTTTGACAACCCATCGGATGCCTGTGTACTTTGTAATGTAATAAATAAAATCTCCTAGTCTCATATTTTTTTTATTTCTAAATGTTTTATGTCTTCATATTTAACTTTAACTAAAACGTCTTTTTTACCCCATTTTTTTCTTGTGTAAAATTTATTATAATCTTTTTTATCTTCAGTATATTCTTTTACATTGTTCTCTATGTATTTTAATAAATCCAATCTTTTAAAGATGCTAAATTTGTTTAGTTCGATTATGTACATTGCTATATAAAATGATTGTCCTTGCAACCATCCTTTATTGCCATTAACATTTTCTAATTCGAGCCATATAGTTTCAAGGTGTCTATTACCTTTAACATCAACTCCAAAATTATTAACATAACAATCAATGTGCTTATACCAATCATCTTTTATTGTAGATTCCCTGTAACTTAAACCTAAGTCTAAAATTTTATCCTTAAATAAGTCTTCAAAGTAGTCCCCATCTTTTTTGCATTGATTATATCTTTTGCTGCTTACTTTTAAACTCATAACAATTTATTTTTAAGTTTGTTTTTTGTAACGATAAAAGTATTCCTCAAAGAATCATAGCTAATTTTTGTTTTTCGGCTCAACTCTGAGATATTGTTCTGTGTAGCCACCAATTCAAAAACTTTTTTATCGTACCAATAAATATCATCCATTGCTTGCTCATACGCTTTTAACTTATCCTCAAAGTCTTTTTCAAACTCATTCCAATCGGTATTTTCATCTGACAAATCAATATCATTAATATCTATCTTTTTTATCTTGCTCTCCTTTCGGATAAAACCAACGTGCAACCCTTTGAGCATTTTATAAATATAGAAATAATTTATTTCGGTTTCATTGTACCATATATTTAAACCATCAGCCTCATAACCTATCAAAAGAATATACATCTCTTGTACAATATCTTCTGCTAACTCAATAGAACAACCAAAGGACTGGACAATAGATATCCAATCCTCGTGTTTTAAAGCTGCTGCCTCTATCAACTTTCCCATTTAAACGTAATTACTATAAAGATTAAAGCTATTTGTAAAGTGTGGTCAATAACATCCTCATCATCGTATTCTTGTCGGTCATAAAGTAAACCAACCAAAAGACTGTAAGTTCCTGCGATAATTACTTCCGCTTGTTTCCAAACTGCAAAACCAAACAAAGCAGTAATTAAAAGTATTCCAATCATTAAAAAGGTATTTTAAGTGTTTCTATTAAACTTTGACCTTGCATCTCAAACCCAACATTATTAGTCATAGACTTCATTACTATTGGGCTATCTATTGGTGTCGGTCTGCCACCAGTATCAATGTCTTTAACCTTGCGTACAATTATATTGCTTTGCATCCAATCTGTTGGGTGCTGAGTATACCTATGTATTACCAAGAAATCATCGCAACGGTTGACGAATTTTGAGCCTCCTTCAGCGTGACTGCTCATTGGTGGCATTGGGTGTCCAGCGTATATGTGCGTTTGATCGTGCTTCATTCTTTGCGCTTCTGTTACTGAATGCGTATTTAGCCATATTGAAATGTTATGTTTTTTACAAAACAATCTTATTTCGCTAGTAGCTTGGTAATCGTATTCGTGTGCTCCTATTCCCCTCAATACGCTTTGATCTTTTGTCAAACTATTATAAGGGTCTATCATAAAACCGTGATACGTTTGTTGTTGATATAATTTTTCTGCATTGACTAACAATTCTCTAAAGGTGTAAAGTCTTTCCGTATCTAAAAACCTAAAATGTTCTCTAATGAATCTAACTCTCAACTGAAATGCATCAGCATCAACTTTGTTAATTGGTTTGCCTTCTAAAAATTCAACTAACTTTCTTACTATGCCGTGTGTTTCGTTTTCGCTTGAATAAACCAACCATCTCAATTTATGCTTTAAAGTGTATAATAACATCATATAAAGTATAACGGTGGTTTTACCTACGTTGCTATGCCCTAAAATAACATTGAAGCTGCTATGCTTGAATCTCATAAATTCATCAATAGCTGGTATGCCTAAAGACAAACCTTCTTTGATTTGCCCTGTGCGAACTTGGTTTAATTTGCTTATCTCTTTGTCGAAATCTACTAACATAATTTTATTTTGTTTTGTTGTTATTGTAAAGGTATAAAAAAAAGGGGTGCGCAAACACCCCCTTTGTAATTAAAATGGCAAATCTGCCGTTTCTCTATCAGGTGAATGTTGGGCTGACGTAACTTGTTCTTTTGGTGTCCAAGTGTTAACCTCTGCGTACATTCCCTTTGAGTTTTTCTTCACGTCAATAGATAGCCAACCGTTGTTAGCTTTTATAAGTTCTCCTTGCGTATTCATAAAGTCTACGAAGTCCTCTGCTTTAATTGTTATCTTAACTGGCAGCCAGTCCTTATCTGTTGGTTTTACAAATAACCCTTTTGCGAATACTTTTTCTGTTTTTTCCATTTTTTTACTTGTTTAAAATTTCGTTAAATATATTAGTAAATTCTTCAACCTCATCTAGCTGAATACTACCTTTTGCTGCCAACTCAATAGCACCTTTAAAAGCCACTTGTCTTAAAATAGATTCGTTAGTGCTTCTTGTTGTACCTGTGTTGTAACTTGGTTTGGCTTGAAAGGTTGGTTTAGGCATTTCTAATTTAGCAGTCTTAAATTCCTCATTCGTAACTGTAAAAGAAATCTCATCATTTTCTGACTTAGTAAAATTACCTTTTGCTAAAAAATTGTAGTAAGTGCCATCAGCTAAGTCAATTCTAAATTTATTAAATTCTCCGTGTGAATTAGACCAAGTACCTTTTGGCGTAATGTGTTTGATTTTTCCTGTTTTCATTTTTCTTCGGTTTTAATGTTTCTGGATTTTAGAATGTCCTCAATTTGCTTGTAAGTAGCATCTAACATTCCCTCTTTGCCTTGCATTTCGATAAGGTCTTTCGTTGGATAATTGTGTAAATACATTTTGTTATAGTTTTAAATTATGGTACAAATATAAAAATAATTTTTGGAATAAAAAAAAAGGCTACAAAAAATTTTTCTGCAACCTCTTTTTATCTATAATTAAAAACAATACTAACAAAACAGTACAAACTTACTTATTTTGGTAACTCCTTTAAAATGTTTTCATACTTAGTTATTAACGCTTCAAGTTCATAAGAAGATATTTTGTTTATCTGCTTTGATTGTTGTAATAACAATTCCGCAGTACCCTCACCAATATTTGACTCTATCCATAAGCTAAAAAGATATTGCTCTCCGTAACGAAATACATTGCATCCAGCGCATTGAACTTGTACGTTTATTTCATCCCACCTTGTTGAGTAGTGTTTACGGCTTATGAAGTGTCCAGCCTGTAATTTTTTCCAATGGTCTTTTTTGTGGCACGTTACGCATTGAGCCAAACCATTCCTGTCTGCATATCTTCGTCGTATGTATTCGCTAAAGACTGCATCTAATTTTTTAACCAGTTTAGTGCGTGTCGGCTTTTTAGACGATGGCATTATCCAGTTTCTGAATTAAGCTGCGTAATTCCTCTTTTGATACGGTTGCTTT